GCGGTGGCAGCGGCACACCCACACGCTCCTCAATCTGTTTGCGATACTCAAACCCAAGGTGCTCAGCAATATGCGCCATCATCGCGCCCTGTATAGCTTGTGCCATCGGGTTCTGCCCAATCTGCGAAGCCACCATCGGGTCTTGCATGAAGTTCATATGCGCTTGCATGTGCGCATTGTGGTCTTGATAAATAAACGCTTTAAGCGGCGTACCTTTTAGCGCGTTCATGTTTTCACTGATGGGATCTTTCGGCATCTGATCATCTGGCAGCGGCACAAGCTTGTCTGCGTTGGGAATACCTAAAACATCCAACATCTGTCTGTGAAGGCGGGGTAAGTCGTAGAGTTGTGGCGCACCCTGAGCGAGCTGTAAGGCAGCTTGATACTGCACAACACGTTGTGCCATTGTTGAAGCATTGGGATCAGACACCGGAATAACTTCCACGATGTCGTAGTCTTCAACTTTGACCTGCGGTGTACCGTCTTGGGGTGTGTAACTGTAATCAGGTGATGTGTACTCCCTGATAATTTCTTTGAGCAGTCTGAACTCTTCTTTCATGGACGCATGGATGCGAGCCTGTACCGCACCCATCGTCTTTAACTGCCTCTCCAAGAGCGCTAGCGTTGTGCCCACCGGAGCCTGACTCGACATATCGCTGATCTTCATATCAGCCATACCGCTAAGCCGTCGTGCCTCTTCGGTGATTTGATTGAGTAGCGCTAATAAAACTTGGCTTGGTTCTTTATACGGAAGCGGCAGGATGTTGTCTTTAATCGCCCCTCCCGGCACATCCACATCACGCCATTCACCCGGAGCAATGGGTGTGTCATCACCCTTAATTCTCAACCCTCTGGACTTCAACCCACCGGGGAGGTTTGATAGCGACCCTGCATCCACAAGCTGACGAATCAGCATGGTGCCAGCCATCGCATAGCCACCAATAATATGAATTAACCCAAAGCCGTAAGCACCAAAGCCGGGGATGTACATGTAATGTACAAAGTGCTGCCGCGCACGTTTCTGTGGATCATCTTCACGGTAGTTGCGCCGTACAGCTAAAACTTTATTAGTGCTCTTATCAATTGTGATGACGTAGGGCAGCGGTAACTCTTCCTCATACCCCGGCAGGTCATACTCAATATGCACCTCATAAATCTGATAGCGCTCGTCTTTAGTCTGCTCAATACCTTCTTTTTGAGCTTTAGCTTTTTCAATATCTGTTTGCGTGGAAAGAGGCTCACCAAGGTCTATATCACGGTAAAAACCGCTAACTTGCAGCTTCTTGATGTCATTTTTAGTCTTACGCATGATGTGCGTAAGGCGATCAGTGCGGCGTATGTTTGTTACACCGTAGGGGAGGATGATGTCTTCCGCAGGTATATAAAATGAAACTTGGCGCTCAAGTGACGGGTCGTAGTAGACCTTTTTAAATGATGAACCTGCCAGCGCTACGCCCCATAGTGCGCGTTCATGCTCTGACCTGTACTCAGGCATCTTATCTGTTAGCTGATAATTCATATCAGCTTGCACACGTTTGGCGGCTTGTTCTACCTGTGGGTTCCACGCACCGATAATATTTGTCTTTACCGGCCCAGCCGCAGGGAATGTCTCCATGATAGATTCACTTTGGAACCGTATCGCGGCTTCCGTCAGCAATGTAGAGAACACGCCACAAGCGCCGTCCCAAGGTTCAGTCACCTCGTCATAGCGCAGCCCAAGCACGTCCAAACCTTTTACGTATGTATCGACCCAATCTTTGCGTGAGTTAATATCTGCTTCGACCAACTCCATAATGTCACCTGCAATCTTCTGCAAGTCAGCTTCAGACATATGTTCTGCAAGATTGTCCTCAAACGCTTCTTCTTCACCTTCCTCTTCAGCTTCTCCAAGTAAAACCTCAACCCCATCACCACCAATGTTTTCAACCTCAATCTCAATTTCAACAGGTATCTCCTGCTGAGCGAGCATCTCAATGCCTTCAGGCATTTCATACAATGGTTTACTAATAGCCATGATTTGTCCTAACCTAAGTAATAGCCGCGTTTTTGTCCACGGAAGCCACGGAAGTAACGAACGTCGTCCTGATCGTCGCTTGGTAGCGAAATAAATCCACCCTGCCTAAACCGTAGCAGCGCCTGCGTCATCGTATCCACGTAGTCATCATGCTCTCCGACCGGGAATGCCGCAACTTCTTCAATGACTTCTCTGGCCCAGCGTGTGTCAGGTGCCCAGACTTTACCACTTGCAAACATATCTGCCACAGCATTAACGCGCACATGCTTGTCATTACCCCGTGACGGGCTGAACTCTTGTATGGGCACACTCATACGAAACAATTCCTGAATGAGAGGCGCACCTGCGGCTTTCTTTTCAATGAGCACAATATCTGGCTCGTACTCTTTGTACATTTCTATAGCGCGTTTCTTTAAATCAGGAAAATTTAATCGCGCTTTAAACGCATCAATCAAAATAATATTAGGCGCACCATTATCTTCGTCGTTATACCAAACCCCCCATGTCGTACACGCCGTGTAGTCTGAAGAGTTTTTAGTTTCATGCGCGGTATCCCACGACTGAATAATAAATTCACAGCGTGGGGGGTCTTCTTTCTCCCACACTTTCCACATATTGCGTTGAATAACAGCAGCCGCATCGCTTGTAGGCTGCTGCATATATTGGGCCTGCCAATATCGCGGGTCCATACCCGCACGTTTTGCTTTTAACTGGTCTAAAGGCCACTGTTCGGGCCATAAACTCTTCTCATTATCTTCATTTTCATTCAATATAGCGGGGAGTTCGACAATTTCCCACGGATCTGATTCAGGATTCTTAACCTGATAATCAATTAATCGCCCCGTAAGATCAATTAAACTCCACCGAGTCATAATAACGATAATAGCGCCACCCGGCATTAAGCGTTGCAGTGGTCCTGTCTGAAACCACGACCATGCCTGATCAAAAGTCAGTCTGGAATTTGCTTTTATGTCCTGCTCAGAATGAGGGTCGTCAATAACAAACAGATCAGCACCACGGCCAGCCAGAGCACCGCCAACGCCAACAGCATAATATTGACCTCCAGCTCCGGTAGACCATTTTCCGGCTGCTTTTTGGTCTTCTGCGAGGGCTGTTTTTGAAAATACTTCTTTATATTCATCAGCGTCTACCAAATTTTTAACACGACGCCCAAAATCTTCTGATAAAGACGCAGTATGCGTCCCCATAATAATTTTCTTATCAGGAAACTGACCTAAAAACCAAGCAGGAAATAAATAACTAGAGAACTCAGACTTACCCATACGGGGTGCAATATTAATAATCACCCGTTTTTTACGTCCTGCTACAACATCTTCAAATATTTTTGCCAGTTTTCGATGGTGAGCGCCTTCTTTAAACCCCGGATATACGTGATGGGCAAACGATAATAATGAGGTTTTAGCTTGTTTTATTGATTTTCTACGCTCATGCTCGTCTAATAATGTTAATACCTCCAGTTTTTCTGCCGCAGGCATTAACGGTAACGCTTTTCTTAGCGCTTCTACTTCTTGATTACTTAGATTCATTTGTTTTCTCGGACGCTTCTACTTCAATAGCCCCCATATATTTACCAAGCTTTGCTTTAATCTTGGATTCAATCTCTTCATCGCTCATTTCAGTCTTTTTAACTTCCACGCGCTCTGTAAATAGCGCTACTTCCGTCACTCGCCCTAGCATTTCTAACGCTTTAAGACGGTAGCGTGGGTCCGGGTGTTCTGTATCTTCAAGAATTTTTGCCACAGCATAGCCGCGCATCTGTCTTGCCTGTTCAACAAATGCCCAGTCATAAGCTGTCAACATACCCACAAGATGTTTAACCGCTACTGGTGTGGTATTTGCCAACAACGTTTGCTTAACTTTTTCTGTAGGAGCCCCAGCAGCCATTGCTGCAAACGCAAGCTGTGCGTTTTTCTGTTGGGCTTTTACTTCAATCTCTTCATCAGACGTTGCGCCAATAGACTCTAAGAAGTCAGCTGTCTTAATCTGTGAGTCAAGAAGCTCTTGAGGCGTGGCTTTAATGACATGCGTTATATCTGGCGTGTCATCATAAATAGCTGGCGTAATAAGATGTTCAAACATAGGAGGGAAAAGGGGCACCTCTGTGTAAGTTAGCGTAGGTTAATAGGTTATTGACGATTATGCAACACGACGTTATATTTAGTGTGTAGCTGTCCATGCTACTCTCCTGTTGGTCTAACGACGTTATCCCGGCGCAACGCCGGGATTTTTTTGTATGTGTATGTCAAATACTTGACATTTATTGTATGAATTTTTATAATTTTTTGTAAGGGGTGCTTTTGGTTTAGTGGTGGGGGGTGTTGCGTGGT